CTACGACACCATGACCGGCGCAGTGTGCAATGACTGCGGATTTGAGGAAGGAGGCGAAGAAGAATGAGCGCAACATATCCCGCTTTTGTCGTTGATGTTGGTTTCGGCGCAGATTATACCATCTTTTCAATAGAGGGCAACCCACGCCTTACTGGCAACATAGCGCAAGCAAATGCAAAGGCGGAAGAATACTCAAAGAAATATTTGCGCCCTAAGCAAATCAGCCACGCAATTTACCTTGTGAAAACTCAAGAAGAATTTGACGCAATGATTGAAAGGAGGTTGCGCAGATGAGCAACGCATTTACGGCAGAACGAGAGCGAAACTGGCAAGTGCGCACATCACATAAGCGCACATTTACAGGCACACTTAAGGCATGTGTGTCATGGATAAACAAAAGCCGCAGAAAAAATGAGAGAATTATTATGAAATCGGGGCAGAGTTTATATTCCCGAACCGATAGCATCGAAGCAAGGAGAGATAGAAGATGAACGAAATATGGATAAAAATTAGCGCAGAACAACGACCGACACTGATAGCAGAAGGTGGCGAAGAAAGCCTAACTCTTGCGCAGAAGCAAGATGCAGTAGGTGGTTTAATCGAATACTGCACCTTTGGGCGCAATGTCCAACTACCAATCCCGAATCCATCGGGTGAAGGTTTTATTTTCGCAACCGTTCTCGATGTTATCGCAAACGAAGAAGGGCGACTTAAAGCAGAACCACAGCAGAACGCAATAGGCACATACTGCGCATTCGGAGTTCCGATTTTTGAAGCACCTTACATGATTGTCGGAGATGTTCTTGTTCATGTGCGAGTTAATGAATACCCCGAAGTAGCAACGCAAAGCGATATTTTGGGTCTTGTCATGGGTATAGACACAATGCGCAGCCACATGATGCCTTCGCTTGTACTCGACGAAGCAGATTATGATATGGAAGGTGATTTAGAATGATAATGACGGCAGAAAACAAAGAATGGATGGCGCACGCACTTTATCTCGGTCAAGACAACATGCATCTTTTCGGTGAAAAATGTTGGGAATGGATTGCAGAATTTGGAACTGGTGTATTTTACAAGGCGTATATGCGCTTCGGTGGAAGTACTCTTGGACTCGGTGCATATACAGACGATGACGCACTTAAGGCGACCATCACATACGCAGAGCAAAAAATCGAAGATTGTTTTGCAGAGATTGAGCGCAGATTCAATTTAGAGGATGATGCGCAATGAGCGAAGACTTCAAACTGGCAAGACCAGTCGAGAGTATCACGGATGCGGCGCAGTTCTTGTATGGCGCATTTTACAGAGCAGGTTTGAACCTTAACCCCGATTTAGGATTTTTGAAGGCAGACAACACAAGCGCATTCGATAAGTTAAGCGATAGAATGGCGCAGTTTGCGCAGATGCGCCTTATAGAAGCCGAAAAGTTCTTTGAAGAATCCGATGCTGATATTTGGGAGGCTTGCACAGAGATGAGCATTTACATTACAACACACGCATACTGCCATGCGCTATTCAGCGAAACCAACAGTGCGATGAAATCGGATGATTGGCTTGAGTATGTACGCACATACCACGACGAAGCATTTATGAGCCGAAGCATCCATATGCTCGCAGAAGAAACAAAGGAAACAAAGGAATTACGCAGAAAGGCATTTATTTTTGATACTATCGCTAAACTGCATTCTATGCACCCAATTTGCGCAGAACAAATGCCTACGGCGTGGAATTTGGGTAATGGACAAAAGGCCGCATTCCTTTGCACACCTTTACTACCGACTGGATGGGGGAGTATTGTCGATGAACACATGAAAAGCATGGGAGGAATACGAGCAGAAGAGTTCTCATTACCCCAAGACATAAGCGCAGAAGAGAGAGCAAAAATAGTTCAAGATGTTGTTAATGAAGTCAATAACGAATACGGTTTAGACCCCGACGACCCCGACTTTGACGACGACCCGACAAGAGGTTTAAACTGGTGAAGGATTTATAACTATGAACGCACACGGCAAGACACAGGAGAGAATGATGATGAATAACGATAAAAAAACATGCTCAATATGCTATAAAAAAATTGACGAACACAAAGACGCAAACGGTAAAGTTTACTGGTCAAGCGGACACAATGCGCAACCTTTGGTCGCAGACGATACCACGCATCCGAGCATGGTTTCGCATGGGCGATGTTGCGATTCATGCAACGGCTTGGTTGTTCAAGTGCGCATGATGCAAGCCTTCGGCCAGCACAGCACAGCAAACCTAATCATTAAAATGTTCAAGGACTGCAAGTATCAAAGCGATGTTATCCTTGCGCATATGAGGCTTGTAATGGCCTTCAAATCAATGGGGGATGAGGAATGAGCGAAGCACAGAAGACACTTGAAGCGATTATACGAGAAGCAACTCGGCCTCTTATAGAGTCAATGGAAAAGGCAATGAAGGCAATTGAATCGGGGCAGAAGTTAATGGCTGCGCAAGACAGAATAATACATATGGCAACCGATGCGTTAATTGACATTGCGGGTTTCACTGCGCAAGCAACCTTGGAAACAGACGACCCCGAAGTTCGACACACACTGCAACTCATCGCAAAAAGACTGAACGAAGTCGTTGATAAGGTGCGTGAGCAACTATGAGACAAGCATGGGATAAGCAAAGAAAGCCCCTCGGAATACGCAGAATACGCAAACGGTGCGAACAGTGCGGTAAATGTGCGAAGAAACTCAAGGGTCTATTCTCAAATGGTATTTACATTTGTAAAACCGAGGGTTGCGCAAAACACAAAATGGCATTACGGTGAACACAATGTCAGATTTTAACGACACACCGACATTTATCCTCCTTGACGCAATCAAGGTCTTAACATACCTTGCAAAGAAGCAAAACGACGAATCAATCATGCAGGCCGCATCACTACTATTAGACAGGCTTGACGCAATCACAGAATAAATTGGAGGCAATAACATGAACCTATTCATCCTCGACGAATCGCCTATTTATGCGGCAATGTCATACTGCGATAAGCATGTGCCGAAATTAATTGTGGAATGTTTTCAGATGCTTGGCTCGGCTCAACGCAGACACGGCGCAGAAGATGCACAGATGCCCCTTACAAGCAAAGGAACGCCTCTCAAGGGTGGATATGCACATCACCCCGCAACTCGTTGGGTTGGCGCATCCAGTGAGAATTACTTGTGGACTTGTTTTCATGCCGCAATGCTTTGCGAAGAATACGAAAAGCGGTTCGACAAAACCCACGCTTGCGCAGACGGTATTGAGCATTTGTTTATGATGGCCGAGAGAATCCCCGCAGGCGAATTAACTCCCTTTGCACAGTGTATGCCCGACGAATACAAAGTCGAGGGCGATGCAGTGAGCGCATACCGAGCATACTACAAGGGCGAGAAGGCTCGCTTCGCACAGTGGCAAAAAGGGCGCAGTGCGCCGTATTGGTGGACTGATGACTGGCTTTACGGAATAAAATATCCGGTGTGAATATATACGCAACCGAGCGCATAGTGCGCAGGTTGATATGAACAAGTTGCCTGTCTTAAATCATGCAACCGTTTCGTTATTGCGGAGAATGGATTTTTGCACGCCCATGCGACATAGTCGTTGAACGATTTATTGGTTGGCGCAGAGCAGGCCGACGCAGGTTGTTTCAACCTTGCGCTGTTCTAAGAGCAGGAATCCACAGTATTATGCTCGACGGATTAGACGCAGTATGGGATTTCATTGACGCAGTCCAACCCGACATGCCGAGAGCAGTAGTGAATCAAGGGATGAAGGGCGAGTTCATCGAGGAACAGCCGTTTGCGCAGGACTTACAGGACTTTATCAGCGAGTCTGATGCAGATTTCATTTCGATTCGAGGTAATTACGCACATATCAGTGAACCGAACAGCACTTCGATGTTCTGCGGTCACTACGCTGCCGAAGTGAAAGCGCAGAAAGCACCAAAATGTATTCTGTCTGCGCCCGATTCATGGGGAGAATCAGCAACCTTATTCCTCCCCATGCGTATGCGTGACGGACATTTGCGTTGGTTGCCCTCACTTATTGTAGGGGATTATCCCCGTTTGGTTATAGCGCAGTCTATGAGCGAGAGCAAGGCATTCGATATGGAGTCGTCAGTGTTGATTTCAAGCGTTGTCTGCGCCGACCAGCAGACACAAGCAGATATAAGACCTCACCGTTCACTAAAGCGCACAGAAGCCGCTTCTATCATTTCTTCTATCGCAGAGATGCACCACCAGTTATGCGACAGTGATTATCAACCGTTGCCTTGCGACGACGAAACGAGAACGGGTCTGCGTTTCAAAGAAGCAGAGGATATTGAGTATTCAAGGGCAAAGCGTTTATTTATTTCTTTGGATTGAAAGAATACAGAAGAAAATAATACGCATACTGAAAGCCTGCGTCATTTATTCTTTTTATTCTTCTTAGGTGTTTAGTTTAAGCCCCCTGTATAGTATTAGTCTTTCACACCTTTAGAACAATTGAAAGAATTGCGCAAAAGCGAGGAACTGCGAGTCATTTATTTTTTCTTAATTCCTTCAAACTGTCAAAAAGAATAAGCAGGTTTATACCGACGAACCGTTTAGTCTCTAACATGGCAGAGACAACATGGAACTTTAGTACCGTAGGAGAGACAGACTTTTATTTATCACCGGAGGTTGAGGGTGCGACGCACATGCTAATCATCAACAGTAATGCACCGAGCAACTTGCCTGCAATACTTGGCATAGAGTTGGGATGCGTTGAGAAGGATGAGAGCAGAGTCGGATTTATCACATCAAAACATGTTTTGACAAAGCCTCACCGAGTCTTGAGCGAGAATAACCCAATGTGGCCGTTATTCAAATACAAAAACACGCTCATTCTGATGGTTAATGCACCTCCGACAATCTCGACGCAATTAAACGCACATAGAAATGAATGGTTATTCAATTATCCCCCTGCGAGAGACATTGTTATGAAATTCGCACACCTTAAGCGCATAGGTACACTTACAACATACGCACTTAACCGACTATTCACTACACCTTCGCCAATGCCAACAGAATGTGTTGCAGTGCGTGAGAATGAATTAGGTTTAGAGAAAACGGCGGAATCGTTGCAGAGCATTTGGTCTTGGTTGCCAGTAGCCCTTCGGGGGATGGTGGGTAAAAAGGGTTCAATCTATATCATGCCGAGCGAAGAAACGCACAAGGACTTAAAATCATTTGAAAGTAAATCAGTCATCGAGCCTGCAAAGTTTGATGAGATATGCAATTTGCTTAGAGCAGACGGCTATAAAATACCGAGAGGTGCGTCGAAAAGGGCGCAAGGGTCATATATAGGTTTGTCGTCGGAGGCTTTAGAGCGCATCAAAGAATTGATTGGGGCGAGTCACGAAGAAAATTTAAACGACACAGGAGCGATGTTTCAATGAATGTTAAATTAAAAGCGTGGGATTACTTGCAGCAAATCAAGCATTTGACATGTAGGCAGACTTATTTTGTATTACTTGCTCTTATTGAGAATGGCGCAGTACATGCAGATGAAATATGGATGGCCGAAAAGGTAGTTGAAGCCTATGAAGAAGTGATGGGAGATGAAGAGGATGAATGATGATATTTTCGATAGGGTGCAGAATTTCTGCGACAAAAACCATTTGGTTGATGTTGCCGACAAAGTGCCGATTTTCTTATGCAGTATTGGCGCACACATGTTTAACGCAGTGAACAAATGTTCGATGTGTGATTTTGACCCTTTGACTGCGCCCGAAGGCGCATTTGTCATCGAAGACTGTCCGTTAAGACACACCGACTACCCTATTTACACACCGGCAACTCGTCTTGCAGACACACGCATTAATATTCTGATTCGAGGGCAGAAAGGTTCGGGTAAAAATGTATTGCTCGATTTATTCTGCGCAGAGAACACTGGTATTCTGTGGAACAGTAAGGGTGAAGAAGGCGAAGGTTTCCGCACTATGGTTGGTGCAAACAGTATCACAGAGGCAGGTATGTTCGGGTCGGTCAATGACGAGGGAGACATTATGGGGAATCCAGTTGCACGCTACATGTGCGGTGGTTTTCTATGCTTTGAAGAGTTCTCTTCAATATCTGATGCTTCACGCAAAGACCATAGCGTTGATATGAAGAATCAACTCCTTACATCACTTGACAGTGGGCGAGTCAATAAATCAATGCGCAGTGGTTGGGTCAAATACAACACACGCTATACTATGTGGGCGGGAACACAACCTGCTCGATTTGAATTGGAGTCCGGTTTAGATAGACGGTTCTTCATTCTCGACATTGTTATGACTCCCGAAAAAGAACTACTCTATAAACAAGCGCAGAATGCGCAGGCGAGCATAACGCCCGAAGAACGAAGAGAGTTAATCCAAGAATCAATATCAATGCGCAATTGGTTCATTGACCGTCAAGCAAAGGTTTTCAAGAATAAACCACAAGGCGTTGTCTTTAGTGAGGACTTCGACAAATGGGTTATGCAAGAATCTGTGCGCAGTTTTGAAAGCGATTTATTCCGCAGACTGGCTATCGGCTATACTATGATGAAAGGCGAATGGGTTGATAAGGAATTACTCATGGTTGAACTGGATGACAGACTGCGTGAAATCCTTGAGTCTTCTTTGAAAATGCGCAGAAATGTTATGGATGAAGATATTCGTTTGATACGCACTACTTTTTGGGAGAAAGATGTTCCCCGTTCAGTATTGTTAAAAGACATTGCTCGCTTGATATGCGACAACGATTACAGTTCGGCAAAGCGTTGGATTGAAGAATATTTAATCGGCCAAGCATGGTTCACAGAGTATATCCCCAAGAAGGATGGCAGAGGGCGTAAAGGCGTGGTATGCAGATTTGGTTTCCCCGAAGGTGAACGGTAATGGTTAAAATACACTATGTTAGTAGTAGGAATGGCGGGGTGCGCAAGTATCAAGCATTTCGTGATTCATGCTTTAGACAACTGCAAGAATCCCCTACGGGTCAAATGCACATAGACGACTTACTCTTGAACCTACACACAAAGAAAAACACACCGATGAGATGCGGAATACCGATACGCAAAGGGGTTCACAATGTTATGCGTACCGATAAGAGGTTTGTGTGTGAAGGCGGAGGCATTTACTCACTTGTAAGGGAGGTCGAAGTATGAGACATAGTAAAAATGAAGTAGCAAAGACACATAGTATGCGCAGAAAGAGATATGCAAAGTGGATGGATAAGGCGGCTACTTTGCTTGAAGAGAATGGTGAAAGTATGACTGCTTCGCTATTACTAAACACGCTACCCGACGACAGGTATTCGCCGCCAAACGCAAACAGTGCGGCGCAAAAAATGATGAAGGATGAACGGTTTGGTACTTTTGAAGACTACACTATGGATTTACACGGCCACAGATACAAGACTCAATTCTTCTTCTTCGATTACAACAGAGGTGAAACGGATGAAGAGTAAATGGTTAATCGAGCAACGACTGGCGACAGAAGAAGACCCGATGGCGATTGAGGCGTTGCGTTGGGCTTTAGAATCACCCGAATGTCCATTGTGCGCACATCGCAACAGAAGGGATTGGGAAATACAGATTTTCAACGGCAACATTACAACAACATACCTTGAGTCGAAGTTCAATTGGGAGGTCGGTATTGTTGAAGAACATATGTCTGCGCACATGGATTATGACCCCGAAGAAGCAGAGAATGTCGAAGAGGCTCGCAGTGAAGCAATCACTACGCTTGATATGGCCGAAGATGTATTTTCAAGAATTACAAAGTGGCTCGATGAATGGGAGGAACAGAAGGACAAAGACGGCATCGACGCAGACTGGTTATCCACTGCTACTCGTCTTGTTGCGCAAGCGAATACAAACATTAAGTTAATCGGCACACTAAAGAAAGAGATTGGTGTTGATTCCCAAATGCTACTTGCGCATCAGCAAGTCAATGGAGTTATGGGAATACTTGTTGATACACTGCGCAATGAACCTAAACTGTTGAATCAGATAGAAATGCGCATCGGTGCGCTCAAAGCCCCGACGCACACAATCGAAGCAGACTATGAGGTGATTGACTGATGAATGAAGGCGAACCTATCAAGTGGAGAGCGCACTTCAACCAACTCATCAGTCGCCCGATTCCCGAAACAGAGTTCCCCGTTATTGCGCAGAGAATGCTCGATGATGGATTAATTGCGGTAATCAACGGAGAAGGTCTTCGGTGGTATAGTGGCAGATACAGAGTTTCGGCAACGGTTGTCCGTGACATGTGGGGCTTAAGCGAGCATCAATACAAGCGGTTTTATCGGTGGGTTTATATGAACGATGCTTTTAATGATTTAATAGAGGGAAACGAAGATGAGTAAAGTGATATGTATTGCAGATTTTACGGGGATTGTTTACTGTGATAGTGACTGGACTCCGAACCATGTTGAGCATGTGCAGAGAGGAAAAACCGTTAAGGGTGTGACAGTTGAGACACCTTCGGAATTATCCGGTTATGTGCGCATAGAAACCGAAGCAGGCGATTACATGCTCGTTAATACCGACGATTGGGTGATACAATGAACGATGAATTACAGAAAGACATGAATGAAGTCAGAAGGGCTATGACAGAGATTAAACAAATGGGTTATTCGATAACCAATGAGAAAAATGGCGATAGAGCCTCAAAGAAAATAAACATCGAATGGCACATTGATGATGTGTTGGAGATTAGACCCGACTTAGATGACCGAAAGGCTATGAATGTTTTATTTATGGTCGAGCGCAAACATGACGCAACAGTTGGTGTCAATTGGGAGGTTCTCGATTTTTGGGCTACGGAATTATACCCCGAAGGTGATGCGCAATGAAGCCAAGTGTTCGACAAATCATGGCAGGATTGCGCAACATACGCAGTCGGGTTAATGCAAACGAGTTCATGGCGCACTTCTGCCCCGACAAACCTTTCGATTCATACCACGCAGACCGTTGGGAGTTGTTTAGAGATGACCCCGTCGGCTTTTGGTGCAACAGTGATTCCTCGCAACAAAAGTTGCTTGAGGATTTGATTGTTGATTCTTTGGAGTTGGTTGATTGAAACAAGATAAATGTTCCCGATGCAAGCGCATGTTTGACCTGCAAGACCTTATGAATATCGAAAATAAAGTTGTTTGTGTGGAATGCCACGCTTTCGATGAGTACGGGGTGATTCTATGAGCAAGCAATATCGAAAATTCGCAGTTGAGAGAGCAGTTGAAGGATGGGAGGGCAGTGCAGACTGGTTCAGCGCAGATGCGTTATTACCAAGAGCAATAGACGCACTGCCTCAATCGCACATGCACATGAATGTCTATGCAGTGGCAAAGGCTCTGCGCATACTTGAAGGTAAAGGCGCACTTGAAGGCCGCAAGAAGGGCGGTGTCAAGGAATACAGACGAGCAGGTGTTTGGGATGGGCGTTCTCATTTTCACGCATGATGCGCAGAAATACCGAACCGGAGACTATGTCGAAGGCGGTTATGTTTCAAGCGACCCTCAAGTCGATGGTTTGACAGTCATAGTGCATAAGAGATACCCGACAGAAAAAGAATGTGTTGCATGGTTGCCGCACATTGCATACAGAATGGTTTGGGTCTGCGAGAAACCACCGAAGATGAAAAAGAACGATTCTATAATTATTGACGGCGTTTTCAAAAAGCAAGACTACACACGCAATATAGACGCAACTATGCGTTGGTCAAATAGAACAAAGTCATTTCCAGAATGCGCAAATGTTCCCGTTCCTCTGATGCTGTCATTCTTGCGGGAAAACAACAAGGATATTACACTTTGGCGTACACTGGCTAAGGCATTTACCAATGTTCCCGAAGACTTTCAACAAGCACTAATAAACTTCTCACATAAACCTGTGCGCAGAATGGCATGGCCTAAGAAAAAGAAGTCGGATGGTGTTTTAGAATACCCTCTCGGAATCCGTGAAAGTGATAAGCATTGGGAGAGTATTGTTCGATTAGATAAAGAGGTTGCGAATGTTTTGCGCAGAACAGAGAAAAGGTCATTACCTAAAGGATTACCGAAGCGTGAGCAACCAACACTGGATGGGTGGATATGACCGAAGGACAGTTCTTTTTTTTAGTTTTCGTCGTTTGGTTCACTCTCTCATGGGTTAATTTCGTGAGACTACCTTACCGTATGCGCAGAAGAGGGATGGGTGTTGAGCAAAGTGGAGAGTCGGGTGAGATGCCTGCTTCTGCGAACATGGCAATGTGGCAAACGATGGGCGATTAGGAGTATGTCTTTTATACCTTACCTCTTGAGCAGTAAATGTGGCGAAGAACAATTCCCGAATGCGCAGAACAATAGTTCGTATATTGTTTGAAGGCGGGCAAATGACTCGTTCTCAAGTGTCTTCGGCATTACATCGTTTAGGTTTATTTCGTGAAGTTCCGAGCGAATCGAGCCTTGCTGCACTGATTAGCAAGAATGCGCAGGTTGTCAGTGTCGGTCAAGCAAAAATAGAGTTGAGCAACGGTTTGACTGTACGCAATATGGTTTTCGATGTTGATAGAGATTTAATTCGAGAAGAAGGAGATATTGAATTGACGATGCCTTATTCATCTATGACCAGTTCGCTCAAGGAAAAGGCGGTGCGCTGCCCTTCGTGCAAACAAATGCGGTATATGCCGGACATGGATATTTGTTTAGTCTGCTGCCGCCGAGAGGTTTAATAGGACATACACTTTCATTTCAAACATGGGGAAACAGAAAAGCCTATTGCATAAGTCGTGTGACGACTACGACACATCGAATCCAACATACGCATGTGGTGAGACTGTCGAACATAACCCAAATCTCACCGATGCGCAGGCTATGGCTTTGAACAAATGTCCAAACTGCTTCCCTTTCAAAGAAGCCTCTAAACTCAACAACAAGGTATCAAAGGAGGGCTGGCTATGACATTCATTATAGGAATCGCAGGTCGTATGCGCACTGGTAAATCCACCCTCGCACAAATTCTCGAAACATATCTCTCACGCACACATACAACAATGACTTTCTCGTTTGCAGAAGCAGTTCGCCAAGAAGTGTCGGAGGTCATTTGGACTCACAAGGGTTCTGCCGAAGCAAGGTTCTTACTTGAAGTGAAAGAAGCGGCGCATAAAGAATCAGTGCGCCCACTGCTACAAGCATTGGGTCAAGCAAAGCGACAAATGGTTGATGAAGACTATTGGGTTGATAGGGTGCAAGACTCCATCAACCGTCAAGGTGAAACATCAGTCGCTATCATAGACGATGTGCGCCATCACAACGAGGCAGACTTCTGCATTAGACATGGTATGCTTATCCGACTGCGTGCGCCCGAAAGCACACTGATTGAGAGAGGTGCTAATCCCGAAAGACTTGCGCACTATTCTGAAACCGCTATGCGTACACCGTCGCAAGGAGAGTTGGGTAATCCGCACAAGGTCTTAACGCTCGATACTGCCGGACTTTCACCGAAGGGTATGTTCAAAGCATTACGCCCTTTCGTTGAAGAAATGTTGGAGGAATATGCATGAGTAATCAAGGCGCAGACGATATTGCAGATGAATGCGGGTATAAATCGGCAGTGGATTTAATTATGGACTCTTTGACAGAAGAGGAGATGAAAGACATGTTGCGTGAATACTTGCATGAAGACGACACGATTTATGATATAGTGCTTGAAATAGCATCCGACCAACATGAGTATGTTGATTGGGAACAGGTCAAGGCAGACGCAGACGACGCAAAATATCAAGAATTTCGAGACAGAGGGTGTGATGATGAATGATTAAGCGTTTTACTCGTTGGTTTCTGCGCAGAAAGGGAATAAATCTATGCCATCTGTGCGATGCTATTACAGAGAATACTTTGGGTGACAAACATACTTGCTACGGTTGCGAACATGAAGTCATGGGTTATGAGCATGAACACCATGCCCGAATGTGGCAACTTTACGGAGAGGGTTATTGATGAGTAGTATTTGGTGGGAAAAACACAGACCAATGGTTCTGCGCCAGTTCGTCGGACAGAGTCATTTGATACCGGAGTTCGAGAATATCATTGACAAAAGACAACCTATGCAACATTACATTTTTAGTTCCCCCGAAGCGGGAACGGGTAAAACCACACTTGCGTATATTCTTGCGCAGAGTCTTGGCTATCAAATCCACCACTACAATGCGTCATCTAAGAGAACAAGAGGTATTGAGTTCATTGAAGATGAGTTAATCCCTCTTGCGCAAAGTGGTTTAGGTGAAGTCATTATTCTTCTCGATGAAGCAGACCAGTTGACTCTTGCGGCGCAAAGCGCACTAAAGGGAGTTATCGAAGGTTCTTCTTGCTACTTCATTTTGACTTGCAACGACCTTAGCAAAATATCCCGTTGGTTGCAGAGCCGTTGCTCGGTTCGACATTTCAAAGCACATACTGTTGATAGTGCGTTGAAAACAATGCGTGATATTCTCAAGTCGGAATCAATGACAGTCGAAGACGACGATATTACAAATCTCGCAAGAATACATGAAGGTGATTTACGCAACACAATAGGCGCATTGCAAACACTATGCTATCTCTCCGATGAAGAAGGAAAAAAATTCCTTCTCGAAATGGGGGAAGGTTTTGATGCTCGCCGTTATCTGCGCCTTGCTACAACCGAGAAGTCTGTTTCAGACGCAGTAAAGTTGAGTAGCAACATGAATATGCGTAGCGTAGTGCGCAGAGTTTTCGACTACGCAACAAACAGTCCAGCCGATGCAAAAATGATTGCAAAGGTCGTTGAATGCGCAATAATCAGCGAGCGTGATATTGTCATGGGTGTTGATGAAAGCGTTGTTCGATGGGATTTTGCGAGGATGCTCTCGATTTAATCGGGGGGTTTATATGAGCAGCAGGTATAGGACAGAATACACAGGAAAAGTGAAGAACATGGTTGATGAAAAAATTATAGAAAGAGTAGCAAAAAATGTCGGATGCACAACAGAGGCTCTGCTTGCAAAGCATGAGAGCGTCTTGAATGCGAACAAAGCAAACCTTCAAGCGAATGGTTTATCCGAAGAAGACATACAGATGAAGACCCTAAGAATGGCCTCCGCAGAACTAAGAGTAGTCTCTGCAAGACTCGCCCGAAGTGGTTGCGAGAACATTGAAGGTATGTTTATCAGTGTGCCACGCACAAAGGATATTGCGGCACGCCAATATGAGAACATGAAGACAAACCTCATGGGGCTTGACGAAGATGCACGCACACTACTTGTCTCTCAAGGTGTCTGCGCACTATTCTTGAATGATGATGTGAACGGCGGTTATCGCTATATCCACAACCCTTCTCTTGAAGGAAAACAATCATTCGACATTTCCTCTGCTGAAAAGCATGTGACTGAACTACCAAAGGCGGCGAAGGATATTAACGACGGTACAGGCTACTTTGTTTTGATTGCCGACAAATCTTCTCCCTCATGGCCTTCGGGCAGTCCGAATTACCGCTATGGCCGATACCGAGCGCAAAGCGAACCGATGCGTGACTGCGTATTCTTAGGCAACAGTGCGGACAATAAGACAATTAGACCTATCAAGGTTCGATTCAACGGTGATGACGCACTGGCTATCCACCCAACATTTGTCACTGGTCGATTGCCGGTCAAGTTGGGTCGAAACGGTGATGTGGGCTACACTAAGTCGCAGGTTTCTCTTTTTAGCGCAGATGACACATTGGTTTCGATGTTCGATAGTGCGCCTTTCGATGAAGAAGGCAACGGTCTTCTGAAAGACCTTGCAAATGTCACTCCGCTAACTGGTCTTGCAGACCTTGAAGGTTGGTTGGGTTCACTATCTGATAAAGAAAAGTGGGATGCTCTCTGCGCAATGCCTCTTGAGGTTGCGCACATCGACCCAAGAGAGAAAGGTGGCTACATCATTACTCTCGCAGACCTTGACATTACTTCACCTATTCCTCCGATTGACCTATGGGTTTCTAAAGAAGAAGAATCAAAGGTTGATTTCGCAGTCGGCTCTATTGTTATTGCCTGCGGTGGCGGTTGGATTGGTAAAGACGACGGAATGCCTCGTATGAGCGTTTCCGGTTGGTGGGTCATGGACTCCGTCGAAGGACTCGGCGCAGAAGACGACGCAGAAGAATCCGAAGAAGCGGTCGAAGACTCTATGGGATGGTGATTTTGAATGGCAAACGCATGGGCTAACGCAAAGAAAGGTGCAAGTAAGAAAGAATCGCAGGCAGACAAGCCTCCAATGCGTGATATGAAAGCGCATTATGAGGAATTGTTTGCGCAGAAGCGTTCTCGTACTCAAACAGTGCGCATGGCACTTGTCGGTAAAGAAAATACCGCTAAGACTGGCACTGCCGTTTCTCTTGCTCGTCAACACATCGGCGCAGATAAGCAAATCATCATCTTCGATGTTGACAATAGCGCAATGCAAACTGTTTCAGCAAATTATCCCGACGATGAGAATATCCTCGTTATCCCTCTCTATGATGAGTTGGATGATACGATTTTTAACGAAGACAATTCAACCAATTACACGGCTCTTGTTGATAAAATGGGTCACTTCATTAACATTGTTGCGCAGAAGTGCAGGGATGGCGAAGTGGGCGCAGTAATTATGGATGGAATGTCGTCATTCTTGAAGTGGTGCGAGTTTGCAATGACCGATGTTCTAATGAACCGTTCAAAGAATCCTGTCAATGTCGAAGACGGCGACAAGTTTAATCAAGCCGAATGGCGCATACGAAACAAATTGTTCCGTGATATTGCTAATCGTGCGCATCAATTGCCTGTTGACGCAGTATTTTTCACATTTCACTTGAAAGATAAGAAGCAATTCGCAGATGTTGGCAACGGCCAAAAGGGATTGATGAAGATTGGCGAAGAACCCGAATGGGAAAAGGGTACTATGCGCCTATTTGCGCAGCAGTTATGGATGACCCGATACACTAAGAAGGGCGACCTCGCCGCAGGTGTTAAGGCAGATAAGAACCTTGCAGAAGGTGCGTGGGAGATTAGAGCGTCAATCGAAGAAATGAAAGGTTTCAACCAAGAGCATTTAGGTTCAACGCACACTGTCTTAAGCGTCAAAGGTGGCGAAGTCACATGGACTGGATTACCTTTCTTGGCATGGGGTTAAAATGCCTGTCAAAAGGGTTAAGCGGGTATGGATGCAAGGGCGTTCTTCTCGAATACATTATGCAATTGACTGCACACCGGATGGCTCTTTTTCCTATGTCCTATGCAGAGGCTTCCCCTCTGTCGGTAAACATGAAGCGATTCACCCCGATGCTGACACAGAAGATGAACTAAAATGTGCGCAGTGCCAAAGAGTTTTCGATAGGATGCTAAGGCAGAAACCCGAAGCATACAAAGTTGATTAACGACGGGTTTATATTGACTAATAGACGAGGGATATATATGTCGGAAACATTGACAATCGAGACTAAAGAATTACAAGCACTTCTCAAGCGCACGCAGAGAAATGCAACAATCAACGGAAAAAATATTCCGCAGGTTGAGGGAACAACAATATACGCAGATAAGGGCTTTGCGCAAACCTGCAACATTGTTCGGGATGGCATAACAAGTATCTCTCTGTTCACTGCGGAATGCGAGAATAGCGAACCTGCGAGCATTGTAGTTGCGAACATATCCTTGATGCTTGGCGCACTATCGAAACACAAGAGCGCAGTGCGTTTGACTCAAGATGATGGCAAAATAAAAATTGTTTCTGCTGGAAAACAAACAACTCTAATCAGTAGCAGGGATGCAAAGGCTTTTACACACACCAAAAAGACCGTGAACGAATGGTCTAAAGAGAGTTTTGAGCGTTTCAATGCCGCAATAATAAAAAACGAAGGGAAATACACAGCATCCACTGGCGATACTGTCGAACCTTGCGCAGAAGTCGTAGTGTCTGTTTCAGACTTGCTTGACGCAATGGATAGCGGTTCTATGAACGGTCAAAAGGTATCTCAATACAAGTTCTTCACAGAAGACGGCTTGTTATTGTTAAGCGCAGGCGCAGAAATCAAAGGGCGCACTAAGTCTCTTCTTGAAACTTGCGAACATGAGTTCTCAACAGTTGTCGGTGGGAGTCTTGAAAATGTTCTGCGCACTATGACTGGCGCAGTAAAATTACAATTCTTCGACTTAACTTCTTTAGGCGGAGGTATTTCATTACTAATCAATCAAGGAGGACTAAACGAAACAGTCATATTTCAACGGGAGGTTGCGAAGCCCGATGCCTATTGACATTTCCCAACACATGAGAGATAACACTAATTTCGCAAGGACTCTGCGCAGTAGGACTTTTGAGAAGTTTACGCAAGAGCAGGTCGAAGAAGTGTTATCGCATATGGGAAATGTTATGTCGCTGCACAAAATACACCGAAAGGTCGCAGTTATGGGAGTCGTTTTGTTTCACATGGAAACAGGACAAATACTAAGCGGCGGCCAAATAACCGAGAGGGTGAATGAGATTATGATTCCTCAAAACTCACTTCATCCCTCCGGTGTCGGTCACATACTAAAGTTAATAGAAAGATGGGGTTATATCGAGAGGATATTCACCCCGTATAAAAATTACCAATACAGGAGAGTTAAATAAATGAAATTAAGTTTTAAATGCAATGAATGTGAATCTAAATTAAAAGTCGGAGTCAATAATGATTCTGCGCAGAATGTCGTTTGTCTTGAATGCGGAGAACAACACCGAGTAATCGTCAGTGTGCAGAATACTGTTTCTTCGCATAATACATACCGCAAAGAATCGTGGCTTGCAAACGAATACGCCGGAAGGGGGCGCAGTATGGCTTCTATCGCAAAAGAATGCGCAGTATCACCTATGACGATTTACAAGTGGCTCAACACACACGGAATAGCAACGAGACCAACTGGCCGACGCAAAGAATGATTGGCATGTTGTCAGATATGCGCATTTCATTCGCCTTTTCTCATACAGAGTTAGAGGGTGATTGGGGCAGCCCCTTGAAGTGCGCAAGTGACAAAGGTTATCCCCCGATATTCGATGAGATGGTTTATTGGGTTCTTTGGGTCGGTGAAGAGGCAATTGCTTATACTGGCTCTCTGCGCATAGGAGACTTTGCGTTTGTTGGCAATACCTATGTGCGCAGAGAATGGCGAAGCAGGGGTTTGCACAAGCACCTCTTGAATGAACGCAACAAATCCGATTTACTGCGCAGTATTCCTAAAATTACAATCATTAACCCAATAGAGGGCATAACCTCGACTCGTCTTGAGTCGGTTGTCCGGTCTCTTGGCTACACTAAGGTTGAGTCTTTTGGAGATGTAAAGGACATTATGCACCAATGGGTTTATGAGGACATTGCTCATCATAACATTTGGAGGCTTAATTCTTGAAGAAAATTATACTCGCAGATTGTTTAGATGCTTTGAAAGACATGGAAAGTAATTCTGTTGATTCAATCGTCACCGACCCGCCATACGGGTTATCCTTCATGGGTAGTGGCACGACAGGCATAGCGGCGTTGACGCAAGACTTTTCATTTATAGGGGTGGAAAGAGATTCTGAATACTTTGAGATTGCGCAGAAGCGATTATCTCATATTTCAAAAGAAGTTAAACAACATAAAGAAAGGGTTGAAGAAAGGGTTGCTTTGTTTTGATTATCGAGAGAACGAAGAAGAATAGCGTCTTAATCCGATATAGGGATGCAGACGGCAATAGGAAACAGAGGACTGTTTCTGCAAACCCATTCTGCTATATTGAGTCGGGCGATATTGGGAATTTGAAACCACCGTTTACGGTTCTCCCCGATGAGAATTACGAAGGACTTTACGGAGAGAAACTTCGGAGAGTTATGTTTGAAAGCACAGATGATATGAGAAATGTTTCAAAGAAGGTTCGCACATGGGAGGCGAACATTGCGCACACGAACAAGGTTCTTGTTGAAAACCGAGTCAATATCCCGATGTATGAGCATCGAACATGGTTCTTTGATATGGAATGGATGATGGACTCCGGCCAAATAACAATTATCGTCATCGAGGACTCAACGGATGGCGAGTATGTACTATTTACTCATCCCGACTACAAGGCAGGATTCTATGACTCGATTCCCTGCAAAGAACACCCCGAAGGTATGAAAGATTGCGTAAGTGGTGAACGACGGTTCAAGTGTTTCAACAATGAGAAGGAATTACTGCAAGACTTTGCTCGACTTATGCGCAAATGCGACCCCGATATTCTCACTGGTTGGAATGTAGTCAATGCGGACTGCCAGCAGTTATTCAAGCGGTTCAAGGCAAACGGTCTTGAGATTCGCACATTATCTCCTATGCGCAAGGTGCGTTATGACTTCGGAGAGTGGGCGCAGCCAATCGCAGGCTACAACACCATAGACTTGATGATTGCTTTTAAGAAGTTATGGACTTTGAAGAACGGACAACTGCCTGCGATGGGATTAGGCGCAGTATCAACATACTGCTTGAAAGAGACTAAGGTTGATTTGAAAGACGGACATGACACCTATTTTACAGACATTGGCACATACCTCGACTACGCACGACAAGATGTACGCCTTTTACCGAGATTGAATGATTTGGTCGGCGCATTAGATTATTTCACCGCCGTTCAACATATTGCGCAGTGCGATATACGCACTACTCCCTATGTGACGAAGGTTTTCCCTATTCTCGCTCTGCGTGATGAAGAGTTCAAAGAACAGATACCGAGCAAGGCTCAATTTGAAAAGGTGGATTACACAGGCGCAGATATTATGAAGGTTGATGCAGGAGTCCATAGGAACATAGGAATCATGGATATTAAGGCAATGTATCACAGTAATATTAAACTGCATAATATTTGTTGGACTACCCTCGATGACGACGGGAATGATTGCGGGAATGGAGTTAAGTTTGCGCAAAAGAATGGTTTACTCGGCAGACAGATGGATAAAATGACTGTTTTGCGCAACCGATACAAGGAATTGATGAAGTCTGCGCCGACTGAAAAGAAGCGCAAAATGTATGACGCATTACAGTACGCAACAAAATCCCTCGTCGCTTCGATGTACGGAGTAGCAGGTGACTCAAAGTGTGGTTTCTATCACCCCGATATTGCTTCTGCTATCACCTTCACATCAAGACAAACACTGTTCAGACTGCGTGATATTGCGAATGAGTTAGGTTGCACAGTACGCTACGGTCACACCGATTCGATTATGTGCGATATAAAAAGTTCCGAACATGGTTTAGATGTTCTGCGCATAATCAATGAGCGCATGAGTCCGATTGAAACAGAGTTCGAGAAGTGGTGTGACACATTCCTAATCATGGCTAAGAACCGTTATGCGGCGAGCGTATCATGGACTGACGGCGAACCACATGACCCTCAAATATATGTTAAGGGTATTGAAATGAAACAAGGTCGATTACCCAATGCGCTAAAGTCTGCTTTGCAATCAACTATACACGGAATACTAAATGAAAGAGATGAGGTTGAGATTACTCAAGAGATTGAAGATTTAGTGCGCAGAATAATTTCCGGTGACATTCCGGTGCGTGACCTTTGCATCAAAGCAAAGTTGAACAAAAATCTAAGCGAATACAGCGTCTTAGGCGAAGCAAGAGCCGGTGCGCAGTGGGCGAACACACATTTAGGCAAGGGTTATCGTAAGGATGATTACTTCTTAACGACTTTGAACAACAAAGGAGAATATATCGCCTTCGATGACCCAAACGAAGTCGAAGGTATTGCGCAGATAGGTTTCAAGCATATAGCGCAGAGATTTGTTTTCGACAAGGTTCAACCATACTATGAGGTTATGGGGTGGGATATTGTTTCACTTGAAAATGCCCTCAATGGTTTAAGTGGTAGTTGGATATGACGACGGGTTTATATGAGGACTGGTATGTGGTGAGAGTATGGCGAGAGAGACAAAAAAGCCCACAGTTAAACAGATGCAAACACTACTTGCAGAAATGACTACCACACTTGAGCAACAAAACCAAATGTTGAGAGTTGTATTCGCAGAATGCGACAAGTTGAACATGGTTATGGTTCGGATGCTTGAAGCACAAGGATTGCTTCACAAGGAAGAATGTTCGGAATGTGGTTTCAAAATAAACACACCTCTTCTTGAAGATATTGCTTTACCTATTCACTGCCCTGCTTGCGAGCATAAGTTGAGAGATGAAGAAGAATGATAGGCAGACCACGCCCCATTTTCTTTAATATTTTAGAATATTTGGGGTATTTCAAATGAAAGAGCCTTCTGAAATGTCAATTGAAGAATTGAAAGCCAATTCAAGTTATGACCCCACAGAAGAGGGAAAATTGCTTAAGTTGAGCAAGTCTTCATTTATGACATACTCAAAATGCCCCCGCCAATTTTGGATGCAGAAGGTTGTCTTGAAGGATATGCGAATGCCTGCTACTCCGCAGATGGAGAGAGGTTCACGCATACACACTGGGCTTGAAACGCTCTATGATAATTGGGAGGGTCAAAGCACCCTTGCGCCACTAATCCCTGCCGAAGCACATGAAGAAGGCATTGATGAAATGGTGAACCTTGAGCAACAACGCATTGATTTGTGGGGTATTGATAAGTTCAAACCCATAGAGTATGAAGAATACCGAGCAGTCTATGACGCAGAGCGTGATGTAGTCCTTGTCGGACTCATTGACGCAGTATTAGTTCATCCCGACGGTGGACTTTGCATTTATGAATTGAAGACTGGAAACATGAATGATGGAAAATTGTCACGCACACGCAGAGAACTCTGCTACTATGCGCACATGTTGCGCTTGATGGGCGAAACCCGACCAATCACGCACTTTGCATACCTTGCGCCCGACGCAGACAATGTGGACTTTGTTATGAAAATGGTTAATGACCCGAAACGACAAGTGATGCTTGGTGACGAAAAGGGAATCCTTATCGTTGAAAAGGTCAATGGTCGTAGTCATAATGCTTTCATCAAGGCACTGAATAAAGCCGTCGAGGGATTAAAGGCGCATGAGAAACCTATGGTGTGGTCGGACTACTTCTGCCCCCAGTGGTGCGACTTTGCGCCTGCTTGCGAGAGCGAAATGACGGGAGTTGGTGATTGGTGATGCCTCCAAAGCATCTGCGCATAAAATGCAAAAAGCCTATGAAACACCGGCCTGCTATGGAGGGTGTACTGCATTGCAAACAATGTGCCGCACAAAAAGTTATTTCAGAGATTACTGGTGAGGAAGAATGAATCCCGAATGGCGATGGACTACGCAGTGGCGAGATACTCAAGCCTATTCCCTCTTTGTGGATAGTGGATGCTCGCATAAAGAAGCAATGGCACTAATAGGAATAAATGTCAGTGGTGATGACGAATGATTATCTGCGCAGAATGCGACGGCGAAATGGTCGTCAGTGACGAAAAGGGAAAACCTATGATGCTATTAACCGGCGATATTGATACTGGCAACGAAAGAGTTGCTACATGCCCTCACTGTAATAACCGTGTGGTTCTTAAGGACTGATACTCTCGGTTGGTTTGTATGCTACAATTCCCCCGACAAGTCGGACTCAAGAGAACGATATGCAATAACAGGCAGGAGTTTGTTCAGTATATCAGAAGTCTCAACGGTAAAACCTCGATTTACACTTCTTTATACCCCTTTGATGAAGTCGGTAATTATGATTCAGCCGTCATGGACAGGGCATGGTGGGATTTCGACATGAACGAGGATTTCACTATGGATGATGTGAAGCATGATGTTGCCGCACTGATTGAGCGTTTAGAGGGCGATGTGAGGCTCGTTGCGACCGGCAGAGGGTTTCATATCCACCAGTGCTTCAAACGCCCCGTAAGAGGCAGAGAATGGGCTATTCACCTTGACAGATATGAGCGCAAAATGGCAGAGGGTTTGAGCAGCCTCGACGGAGTCGGTTATCCCGAAAAATTAACGAGAGTATCGGGAACATACAACCCGAAACGCAAGAAGTGGGCTGTCACCATACCTGCGCATGATTTTGCGCAAGACCCTTTCAATTACCGAATACCGGAAAAACCTTTACCGGAATACACCAACATTGACCCGTTTCAAGGCATTATTACAGAAAGTGAATGCTTT